GCCCCGCGAAGGAAGACCAGCGCCGTGGCAAGGCCGCGTACGGACAGGGCCGCCACTGCCAGCCCCGCCACCCACCGGCCAGCCATGAAGGCGGCGAAGGTCGCGGCATAGGTGGCGAGCCGCGCGAGGTTGTCGAAGACGGCGGTGATTGCGCTCCCGATTGGCCCGGTGCCACGCGCCATATTGGCCAGTGCGTTTGCCACCGTCTCCAGCGCCGGGGCGACGGCCGCGGTCAGGCGGTTGGTCAGACCCAGCCAGATCAGGCTCAGCTTGGCGATGGCATCGCCGGTACGTTCGATCTGGGCTGCATCGGCCGCGCTGACCGCCACCCCGAAATCCTGCACATCCTGTGCCGCCTCTCGCAAGGTCGCGGAGTCGATGCGCAGGAACGCAAATGCGGCGCGATCACCGAAGAGGTCGGATGCCACGGCAGCGCGTTCGGCCTCGGGCACGAACTGGTTCAGGGCTTCCTGAATGGCGACGATGCGCTGGTCGAGCGGCAGCGCCTGCAGTTCGGCGGCTGTCAAATTCAACCGTTCCAGCGCACCAACGGCCGATCCTGACCCAGCGGCCGCTTCAGACAGCCGCGTGGTCAGCTTCTTGGTGGCCTGTTCGATCTCGCCCATGGAAACACCGGCCAACTCCCCGGCCCATGTCAGCACCTGCAGGCTTTCGACGGTGGTCTCCAGCGATGCCGCCATGTCCGCCTGTGCGCCGATGACGTCGAGACCCGAGCGAACCATCGCCACGCCCGCAGCAGCAGCAGCAGCCGTCACCGCCGCTAACGCGATCCCGGCCTTGCGGGCGAAGCTGCCGAGGCGGGCGTTGGCGAGCTCCATCTCGGAGGACAGGCGACCAAACCCGCGCGTGCCCGCCTCACCGATCCCTTCCAGCTCGGCCCGGACCTGACGGCCGCCTTCCGCGACCAGTCGGACGCTGACCCGTTTTTCAGCCATGGCCGTCTCCGATCTGTTCGTTCAGTTTGCGCACCATCACCGCCTCGATCTCGGGCAGCAGTTCGGCAGCGATCAGGGGGTCGATCCCGAGGGCTTGCGCCATGGCCAGTGCCGCCCCCATGTCCCAGCCCAACACGGTGCCAGGGATCACGCGCAACTGGCCGCCAAGACGGCCAACCAGATCCCAGACCTGCCAGCCGTCTTGCGTTTGTGGGCGGTTCAGTTTTGCGGGGCAGTCGGAGCAGATGCCCCCGCGGCCCTCGCAGGGTGTGCAGGCCGCGCAGTAGCGGTCGCCCCCGCCGAAGGACCACTCGGCGAGGGCGCGGAGACGTTTTTTTCCGCGTCCAGGATCAGGCCCTTGGCGACATATTGGGTTTGGAACGCCTCAAAAACCGGCCAGATTTCCAGAAGGGCATCGACGCCTTCGGGAGAAACCGGGACAGCATCACCCGCGTCGTCGCCGACCCCTTCCCAATCCAGCACGGCGCGCCGGGCGACGGCCTTGGCCATGGCCAGCGCAAGTTCCTCCTGTGTGGCCGTATCTGGCAGGGCTTCGATTGCAGGATCGGCGCGGGCCGCAACCATCAAGGCAGTCGTCAGCGGGGCCACGTTGAGGCGCAGGCCGGGGGCGAGGGTCAGCCACGCGGGCGCGGCAGTCAGGTTCAGTCTGATCATGATCAATAGCTCACAACGGTGTTGACGAGGACGGCGGTGCACATGCGGGCGGGGCTGACGGCCTTGGCGGCTTGCCAGTCGAAGGTGGCCTGGATGCCTTGCGGGCCCGGGATCTCGATCCGGGGGCGCGGCAGGTAGACGGCATGGGCGGTGAAGGTGAAGCTGGCGTTGGCCCCGAGGCTCCAGGCGAAGACCAGCTCGCACGGCGTGCCGTCGATGGCCTGCGTGATCAGCGTGCTGTCGGCGAAACGCACCTCCACCCGGCCGGTCAGCGCGGCCATGCCCGGGTCAGCCCCCTCGATGCGTCCGTCCGAACGGATGGTCTCGATCCGGTCGAGGCCGTTGGAATAGGTCACCTCGGCCGAGATGACATTGCCGAGCGGCGAGCCGTTGCGGGTGATCGCCCCGTTGAAATGCCCAAAGCGTTGCAGGGCCAACGAAGTCGGCGTGCCAGCGGCAGTGGTGGCCGCGACGCTTTCACCCTGCGCGATTAGCCGGGCAGTCGCGGTCAGGAGCCCCGACCGCGCCATCTGCCACGAAAGCTGATCGCAGACACAGCCGGTGTACATGGCATAACGCGGCACCTCGGGCATTGCCGTCTCGATGGCCATGCTCGGCAGCGTCCAGTTGCCGGACTGGAAGGTGTGGGTCTTGGGCGTTGTGCCGGAGGTGACTGGCGCGCCGAAGGCCGCCTTCAGCCAAAGGCCGAGGTTCTCGACGTCGATCGGCACCACGACATCGCCGTCGGCAGTGACCGCGTCCTTGATCGGAGCCAGCGGATCGCGCCCCTGGCCCAGCAATTCCGAGGCGATCAGCGGCTGTTCGGAGCCAAGCGTGGTGCTGGCAAACGGCACCGTCCGATAGCCCAAGGCGGGCGCAGTGCCATAGACGGTCTCGAACGTAAGCGCCATCTGCGCCCGCGCCCCATGGGCTCGTGCCATCGTGTTCTCCTATCGTGAATGGGGTCAGCCGAGCGGGTCGGCTGTGGAATAGTGCAGGATGACCGGGATCACCGCCGCCTTCAGGCTGGCGGCACCGTCGACGGGCAGGTCAACTGGACGCGGCGCTTCCGCCTCGACCCAATCACAAAGGCCGCCCAGCGTGCGATCGGCGGCAAGCGCCGCGCCGATGCTGGCGCAGAGGGTGTCGAAGGTGGCGTCAGGGGCAGCACCCTGCACAACTGCTTCGATCTCGGCCCGGTGCTGGTAGTGGTAGCGCAGCGGCGAGAGCGTCACCTCGGGCTCGCCGGGCTCACCGTCGCGCAGGATCAGGAGGCCAGCATTGGGCACGCGTTCGGGCAGCACGTCACCGCGCAGAGCGGTTGCGGGCAACGCCGAAAGCCGCGCGTGCAGCGCGGTGAGGATGGTTTCTCGGACACTGGCCATGGTCTGTCGGTCAACTCCGCTCTTGACTTTTGTTTCGAGGGTCGTCCGCTTAATGAAGGCCACGCATAACCAAGTGGCGGGAGGAAACGAATGCTGCTTGACGCGAACCGACTGGAAGAACAGCTACGAGACTCAGTAGCTGTAGACGTAGCAGTCCGAGATGCCTATTTGGCTTTCGCCCATGCTCAATTCCTTGACGGCACCACGGTGCGCCCGGCCGGACATGGTTACATAGAACGAGAACTTCGTTTCGAAGCGAAAGGCGACTGGCTATACTCGGCGGTCCTTAATCAGAAGTGGGTTCTGTGGTATTTTCGAAAGCCTGCCTTGAATGCTGGACTTATTGATCGGGGCGAAACCAAAGAGCGTTTTCCCACTTCCGAGGAAACGTCACGCGGGGAATTGAAGCTTCGCATTCATTGCTCGGGAGAAGCCACTGCTGTATTGCAATGGATCGGCGCTGAATAAGGCGCCCCGTCGAGAGCTCGACGGATTGGTCCAGTGGGTACGCCCTCAACCAAGCCTTACCTCCACCCAGTTCGCCACGATCAGCCCCGGCACACCGTCTACCGCCCGCTCTGCATCCCGCGCCAGGTTCAACCGTTTCGGCAGCTTGACCTGCGGCACCAGCAGGAAAATCGGCGCAGTCACTACGCCCCTGCCGGTTTTCGACCGTGACGCCACTGCCCGGCCCTTGGTGTTCAGACGCCCTTCGGCCACCAGCAGGCTTGGGCCCCGGCGGCGATAGATGAACCGCAGACGCAAGCCGGTCCGGCGTTCCCATTCGCCGGGGGTGATCCGGCCGCCGCGCGTGGATTTGCCTGCTGCGGGCGTGGGGATCGCCAGCCAGAAGCCGTTCTTCGAACGGATCAGCGGGCCGGTGTCATGCGCACCGATGATCACCGGGGCGTTCGACCAGACCAGCGCCGCCGCGTTCAGGCTTTCGCCTGATTTCGGGAAGCTGGCGGAGCGGATCGAGTTGGCAAGGCGAGTGCCCAGCCCCGCGCCGGTTATCTGGGTGCGCCAGGCGGATTTCAGGCCGGTTCCAGCTTCGCGCATTGCGGCGGTGACGGCGCGCTCCCCGGCCGCGACCTCGGCCGCCATCAGGGCGACGATGTCAGGATCGATGGCGAGTTTCAGTTTCACGCTGGCCTCAGATCGACAGTCCAGACCAGCCGTTCCCGGTCTCGTACCGGCTCGCCCTGAATGAGGAACGCCTCGGCGTCGATATCGATCCGGTCGCCGGGGCGCGGGTTCGGGACCTCGGCCACGCGCAGGTCGACACGGGTGGTTTCCGACCAAAGCCGGGCATCGCCAAAACTGGTAACCTCGTCTGGCCGCCGGACGACGGCGCGTACCAGAACAGGCGCGCCGCCATCGGATGTGTAAATTGCCTCCACGCCGATGTTGGGATCGGCGAAGAGCATCTCGATGGCGGCAGCGAAGGCGCACGTCACGTCCGCCGCGCGGACCGCAGCACCTGCGGGCGGGTGCAGATCGGCAGCGGGTTGCTTTCGATCTCAAGCCGAACCCATTCGTCGCGATCCCGGTCGGGGATCATGCGGGCGTAGAGTGGCTGCCCCAGCGTGTTGACCGTCTCGAAGGTGTCGGCGGGGGCGTGGTAGATCTCAAAGAGGCCGTCGACCGCTTCGGGATAGAATACCGCCTTGTCAGTCCCCA